TCTTTGTAGAGCCAGTTGTTCCACTAAACACAACAGTTTCCTCGCCGTTTCTAATACGAATCAACTGAACCGTTGTGGCTCCAAATCCAGTATTAACGCTAGACACATTGTGAATACCAAACACATTAGACGCGCCAGATACACCCCTAACAATTTCCGGCAGTTGCAACCTTGTTTGCGCACCAGCTGTAGAAGACACGCGAATGGTGCCAGACGCTGCTGTTGACGAAGCGTTGTACGGCGTTGTTGTGATTACACCACGATAGTTACCCTTCCAACCCAACGGGAAATATGGTACGTCCTTAAATTCAAAGTCGCCTCCGACAAATTCGTAGCGCTCGTTTTCTGAATTGTATCCAATGTAATTAATTATAAATGGCTTCGTATCTGGGTGTACAAAGAATATTTCATCATTCAGTTGAGCCCAACGCAACTTATCAAGACCACTACAAGATATAGTGATGTCTGTATCGTATAACGCACCATCTGCCACAAGTTGCACGACACCATCGTGTATGTACAAAAACATTGTTGTGTCGCCACCGTGAAACGGAACGATACAATAATCGTTCGGCAACGAAACAGTCGACACAAGTGTTGTGCCGTAAAACTTTTTCAGTCCACCCTGAACTTCTGGGATAAAGTTTTCAACGAACCGTGCGCCAAACTTGTAATCGTCAATATCAACACGACCGGCAAGGGCTGGTGATAGCTCGCCGGCGTTGAAACCTGTTGTTAAATTTGCTTTATATGATACCGCCAATGTAACGTAACCTCGCTTGTTGTGAGTCGCTACGCCCAGTCGGGTTTGCCTCCATCTGAATCAAGTCAAGCTTACGGGCGTCTTTCTTCTTGTCTTTATATAAACTGTTTAAGAACTGTATATCTGCATCCAGTCCTTGTACTTTTCCGGCGATTCTTTCTGCCAGCGCAATCGCAACAATATCACAGAACAACGAATGCCACTTCGTAATCGGAACTTCGTTACTGCAATACGCAAGCGTGTCCAATTTGCGACGCGTGTATAAATAATCAGATGTCAGAAAATAATTGTGTCCCCACTGATATTGGTTTGTGCGGTACACATAAAAATCGTCAAAGAAATACAACGACAACCGCGAGAAATCTTGCGGAAGATGATACGCAATATAGCCCTTGATTTCTGCTTCTGGATATGCTTCCAGGTCTACAGGAACAGCAGGGGCAAACTTACGAGCGAATACCCACTCGTATTTGTCGAGCTCTGCCCGAACACACTGTTTCAGGTTACGCTTGCAAATAATCGCAAGCGGATTCTGTTGGTCGTCGATGCTCTGAATACTCAGGGCCCCTCCGCACCAGTCAATCGCCATGTTGGCAATATCAGTCAGTGTCAGTGTGTTCGGCATCGCAGAACTCCGTTGTGTTATTTGATAGCACTAAAGTCTACCGTAGCAACACGCCATTCGTCCAAACGTGTGGACGCCAGCATCATCTTGGTGTTAACCTGATAAGCATCGTCCTTATCGTGACGGATACCAATCGTGGTGTTAACATCTTCCCAGATACCGGTCATAATTGGTTTGCCGCAGACAATAACAATCTTGTCTGTCAAGCCTGCACCAGTGAAGACATCATTGGACAGCAACACAAATGTGTAGCCCAAGAAGTCTTTGTATTCGCCAGTGCTCAGTGGTTGCATACCAGATGTGTTCCAGGTGATGTACTGGGTATCATCGCTCAACAAACGGCCGAACGAAGCTGGCATATAAACAACCGGGCGTTCCGAAGACAAGTCAACGTCTAAGCCTTCGAACAACAGTTTAACGTCTTTCAAGATAGACGACACTGTATCGCCAGAAGCAGCTGTGATTTGGTTCGCAGCCGGCAAAGAAACCGTGCTATACGGAGACACGATGTTAGCAGGTGCTCCACTTGTAACGTTGTTAATGCTGGTAATAGCATCACCAACAGCAGCCTTCAAGAAGAAGATATCTTTCTGACGGTTGAATTCACGGATTGTGGCATCACGATATGAAGACTTGATATCAACCAAGCGCAACAATTGTGATTCCAAATAGAACAAGTCTGTATGTTCTACGATTACAGGACGTGGCAACCAGCGAGTATCTGCTTGCTGTGCGTCAACGACTGTATTACGAATTGTGATAACATCTGTAACAATACGAGATGATACCTTGTTGATGTAATCAACGACCTGGATATCCATTCCAACGCAGCCCGTTTTAAATTCAGTAGAACGAGCAGTACGGGAATCACCCTGCTGGACAACCGGTTTAATCAAACCTGTGTATTGCTGGGCCAGTGTCGCTAATTCAAAAGCACTCATAGCCATTTTTGATTTCCCTTTGTTATTTGTTTGTTTAACTTTATCGCTCAAACATTTTACGCAGGTTGTGTGGTTGAGGGCCACGCCAGCAATGTCTTTTAATACAACGTCCAACCTAATTCCACCGGCTTCTCACACCAATGTTTTCGGTCGGGTTATGTTGCAGAAACGCGAATCTCACATTTCTTATATTTACATTATACATTTTTATTTTTGTAATGCAAGAAAAATCTCCGCACGAATGCGGAGACTAATTTTATTCCTCAACCTTTTCTGGTTTCGGTTTCTTTTCAGCCTTCGGCGCTTCCTTCGCCTGGGCCTTAGACGCCTTGCGTTCTGATGCACCAATATGCTTCAGTTCTTTTTCACGCCACAAAGACGCAAAGAATTCAAAGCCCTTGGCATTTTCTTCCTTGCTCCGTTGCCAAACTGTGTCGACAAAAATCTTCACGTTCGACTGGAATTCAGAAAAACGCAACGAACCGTTCTTGTTGAAATATACATCTCTATTAAATGTGTTCTTATTCATTTGCTGGTTCCCCTTCTGTTTCATATTCAACTTGGTCGGACAGCGAGTTGTTCAATTGTTCACACGCTTCTTCCAAGTATTCTTTAAGGTTGATTCCACCCAAGCTTTCGCGGGCTTCGTCGGCCTTAGCCTGTAATTCCGCAACATACTTGCGGTATTCCAAAAAGCGTTCCAGCGCTTCCTTGGCATCTTCTTCAAATTCGTAAATCGCATAGGAAGGAACCTTGTGCTTTGCTGTGTAATAATACAAATCACTGGATTCAATATTAACAAATGAACCATACACAATGTCTTTAATCAACACCGGTTCTGTCGAGTCAACATCAAAATAAAAAACCTTGGTGCCAATATCAAAAACTTTATATTCTTTCGCCATCATTAAACTCCTTTGTTCTTGCTTGAGGCAATAATACCATTCAATCTGTTCAGTTCGTTAATCGTCTTAACATCACCGGCCATAATTTTCTTCGCGGTTTCTGGGTCGTTGTACATTTCTTTGACCTTATACGTAGCCATTTCCGGCGTTTCACCACCGTTCTTACTTGCGTAATTGGTCAGGTTCAACGAACCATCTTCAGCCGCCTGCTTACCTAATAAATAGAATATCTTGGCAGCCTTGTCAACCCCGATTGTGTCACCCAATTTGTCCAACACATCGCCGTCCAAACCAAGTGAGTCCTTCAAATCAGCAACTGCCGTGCGCGCAACTTCCAAATTGCGGTCGAAGTCTGCACCCCATTCTTTCTTTAATGCTTCTTGCTGACTAGCCGCGGCTTTGTCGAGCTCGGCTTCGCGTGCGCTTTGGTCTTGCTGTTGATGTTCTGTGGAGTATTTATCAATGAAATCTGATAACGCTTTAGCCTGCTTAACAGACAATCCAAGCTTGTACATTTCTTCCCCAGCCGCTTTTGCAAAATCGTTATCTGCCAAACCGTAATCCTCCGCTTTATCCGGTCGACCCAACGCTTTCCAAACTTCTGAGTAATCTGCTTCTTCCCCGTCCTTTGCTTTCGGTATTCTAATAAGTTCATTCTTGTCCACCCCAGACATTTTTTCTATGTTTTGATAACTCTTGACCAGTTCGTTCGCATCTTTAAAATGCTTCGTCTGTATCAAGCCCTTGTATTCATCGGTCAAATTCAAACCATCGTACCAATTGGTTTCCGGTGTAGCTTCAGTCCCCGGTGTACCTTGTGTACCTTGTGTACCTTGTGCACCTGGCGTTCCTTCAATTACTTCTGCCATCTTCTATCCTTTATTTTGTTATTTTGCCAGCCAATTCTGACGCTAAAGGCGTGAACGGCTGAGGTTCTCTTTGTTCCTTTTCAGCTTTTACAGCTTCCAAGATATCTTCAACAACACGACGCCGGCCAATCTGTACCATTATCGAGTTGGTGTTTCTGGCCGAGTCAGACCCAGCCAATACATTCCGCGGCGCAATTGTATCAAACCACGCCTCGGCTTCGCGGACAGGACACGTGCGTAGCCAGTCGCGCAATAACGAGTTTTTTATTTCTATCATCTTCACTTTTCCTATTGTGCTGTACCGTTAGCAGCATCGGTTATATCTTTAATGCCGCTTCCAATACCGCCTGCGTTCTGTGCTAACATCGCCATCTCAGCTTCTTGTGTCTTCTGCGCCACAATCGTCTGCTTTTCATCTGGCGTGTTCAGCGTTTCGTACGGAACATTGAATATTTCCGCAAGAACTTGTTTGCAACGGTCGATATTCATTTCGGTATCCAGGCTCATCAGCGCACCTAAGTACTGCGCCATTGTCATAATACCGTTAGCAGAATCTATGCGCTGGCCCTTCAACATCGGGTTGTCCAGAGTTATATCAAAGTCCGTAGCTATACCCAAGTCGCGTATCTCTGGCGGGAACTCTGGCAACATGTGCATGTCGCCGTAATACTGCAATTCCAATTCAATCAATGGTATCAACACTTCACGAGCAATTCGGTCGCCGGTCGGTGCTACCATATTCGCCTTCTCGTTCGCCTTCAACATAGAGTCGGTCGCCGAACGCGATTGCGTTTCGTTCAACGATAAGAAGAAGTTCACAAACAACGCAACCTTAATCTTTTCTTGGTAATCCTTCTGCACGTATTCCGTGGTCGGGAAGTCTGGATACTGCAAGCGCTGTACCATTGGGCGCCCGTCGCCGTCAATACCGCCTTCAATTATATTGCCATTACCAGCAAAGTTGCCAGGGTTGATTACGTCTTCGCCAACCAAGAAGTCCAAGCGGGCCGCAGCGTCACCCAACTTCAAGATGTTGTAACTCAACGAGTTCAACGCTTTCATCGAAGGCATAATTTCCATAGCAGGCGAAAAACCATACGGGTCATCCGAAGACGGATACACATTGGAACGCCCACAAATGAAGCGCGATTTCTTTGTAACACTCTTCTTCAAAATGCAATGGTTCGTACGGTCAATCCACACGTTATCAAACTTGCCTGATTCCGTCAAAGATGGCTCAACAATACACAACAGTTCCATCTTTTCTTCTAACCAACGCGGGGTGTCCGCGTCTTTGTATTTGTCCGGCACGTAGTCCGGGAACAGCGTGCGCAAGTTGCGATATGTCATCTCAACCTTGCGATAGAACGTGTTGATAAACCCATCAGCGTCCTTATCAATGCAGAATTCCTTAATCGGCAACGCCTTGTAAATCACCGAGTGCGTGCGAATGTCCTTCGTCAATTCCAAAATACAATGACCGTACACAGCCAAAGAGATATACGCTTCCGATATCGCGCCGGTAAATCCAGACCGCGCCGAGTATCTCTTGCGATGCAGGAACTCAGATTGCTGGTCCAATATATACCCGTACTTTTGCTGTAACTGCGGGTCGAAAAATGTAAAGTTGTGCCAACGATACGCCATAGGGGTGAGCAAAGAATGCATAATGGCAGCGTGCGTTGGCAACAACAACTGGAACGTGTCGTCCGTCTTCGGTATCAATTGAGACAAATCACCGTTCGGACGAGTCGTGCGGAAGTACGCATTGCGCGGGTCCGCCAAAATAGCAAGCTCACTCCAAATACTTAAGTAATTCGTGCGCTTCAATTCTAATTGCTGTAACCGATAATCGTAATACGATATCGTGTTGCCCGGGTCGTTGTCCGGAATTCTTAAAGCATCTGGGTTCTGGCTCTGTTGCATATTAACCACCTATCATGTTGGATAAAGAATTTTTACGGAATATCGCAGTAGCGTCGCGGGGTTCACGCCCCAACAAAGTCGATAACATACCACGGCGATTCATTTCCTTTTCATAAGAAGCCATAAGCGGGCTCTCCGTCAAACGCGCCTTCATCGGGGGCACAGGCGGCAACGGATTGAACGTGCCAACACCACTCGGTGACATATTGCCCGTGGTGTTCGTAGATAATACGGCTTGCGTCGGCATACGAGCCGTAGCCGACGACCGCGAGGACGTGCCACCACCCAACAAAGAACTACCACGCATTAATGAGTTGCCACTAGATATATTGCTCGGCGCTTTAGGCGAAAACATATGACTCACAAGTTCCCCTTTTGGTTCAAACTTATACTAACATCTTACACTATTATATTAAATAATCAAGAAAAATTTCCACCAGTTAATCCAACCATTATGTTCGATTGGAAATTCGGGTTGCCACGAGCCATCTCTCTTGCACGCACGCTATCCATCAGCGTCTTCCTGCGCTCCAGTCTTATCCCTTTCTTGCGGGCATATTGCCCAGCATAGCAAATCGCCGATACAATGTCTTGGTCGAGTCTGTGCTTCGTTGCCCACTCCGTGAATTTCCCCAACTCACGCAAAGCACCTAAGCAATTGTTGTAATCGAAATGCACGTTGTTCAATAACCAGCGCGCGTGCTCCTCTTGCTCAACCCTCAGGGTCCTCTTCAACACAATAACTCGGAAACCAGCGTTGCTCATAAAGTCAATCGTCGTCATTCCCGTGTCGCGGTTCTTCATCTTCGCGTCAAACGGTAACACCACCGTGGTCACACCCGCAGCCTTCAGTACAGATATCCAATCGCCCATCGTCTTTGTGTTGGTGTATTGTATGGCTGATACATTCAAAGACTCCGTTAAAAATACAGCGGTCGTATAATCTCGCCCCCCACCGGAAGCCAAATCAAATACCGCCGTCTGCACCTTGGTTGCGGGGACCGAGGTCAGCCTCGCCGGCTGCGAAGCGAAAAGTTCTTGCAATTCATTATAGAATAACGCGTTCATGTTCGGTTTCCCTTCGTCGATGAACGAAAAGTCACACTCCATTTCACACAGCCAGGACTGGACCGCCTGTTGGTAAGTCGACCCGTTGGCCATCGCTTTCTTTATGAACCGCTCCTTTTCTTCTTCGGGGTTCAGATGATAACATTCTGTCAGAACTTTCGATTCATTGCAACCAATTTTTTTCACCAAATCAAATCCCGATTCCGGCTTCAGCGCCTCTTTGTACCCCTGATATAATTTGTAGTCGTCGTCGCTGCGTGCGGTCCCGCAAATAGCCAGCCACCCGCCTCGGTCCAATAAGCAGAAGTGCAATATGTCGTTCAGGATGTAGTCAGGTATCTGGCTTCTTTCATCAATTATGGCCCCGTCCAGATATCTACCACGGAACTTCTCCGCCGTTCTCGCCCCACCAAACCAGATGGTTGCGCCGTTCAGCAAGGTTAAGGCCCTCTCCTGCGGCTTCCAATCCTTTATATATGCCTCCGCTTGCCCCTGGCACATACCCAAGATGTTCGCTTCCGTCTGCTCAGCCAAAGGCGACAGGAACAAATATTGCGGCCGATACGCGTTGCTGTTGTACGCCCGCCTTATCGTCTCCGCACACAACGAATATGTCTTCCCCGCCCGCCGATGCGCTATAATATACGCGTTCTTCCAAGGCTTCGTATGTATCTCGTCCCAACAATCACGACTGCAATAATGAAATGGCTCAGGAAACTCTATCATCAATTCACCCCTATCCTATATATCGTATATAAATACCCTAACATCTATATATAGTAGTGTCAAGGATAAATTTTTAGGGCCAATTTGTCAAGTAAAACGGTATCACTTATGGCCAAAAATCCGTCAAGTAAAATTAAAATGTCAAGTCTTTTTTCGAAAAAGTGCTTTTTTGTCAATATTTGTCAACAACTAACGATACTATTTTACTTGACAAGATTTTGACTATTGGAATCGGACATAACCCGCGCCCGCCGAGGGTTTCACTGGGGGGGGATGCGCCCTGCTTTTTGGTATATTGTGAATCTGAATCACTTTTAATCGCATATGCTATAAAAATAAAAAAAAGTTTTTATATAAAATGTGCGTGGTGATTCATCATCACTTGACAACCGCCCGATTTACAAAAAGCACTATATCTTGATTCACTATATCTTGATAAAATATTAAAAAAAAATCAAAAAAATACTTGACATCAGAAAACTACTTGATATAATTTTATCAAGATTCACAAGGTAGTGAATCACTAACAAGAAAAACAATAAGGGTATAAAACTATGAAAGAAAATAACTTTACACCGTATCAATACGACAGTGTTGAATACACCGCACTGAATACAGATTTAATCAGTAAATATATCAAGATTGTGAATAACACAATCGGGGTATATATTAAGGGACAAGACAACCCGTATATTATACTTGATAAAGATAATAGCACTATTGTATTCAATAGTGATATTAACAGGGCGAATCTTGGCACAAAAGCCGAGGCAACCCGAATAAAAATCTGTGCTTTATTGAATACCGCATATGATTTATTTGTAAATAAATCGGGTTGGCAATATAAAAGTGATTCACTTGGCAATATTGATATTGACGAATCGGCACTTGACAACAGAAAAGTCAAGTTTAATATTGCGGATTTAATCACACCAACACAAGCCGAATAACACAAGCCCTGAATAAATCAGGGCTTTTTTCTTGACATCAGAAAAGCACTTGACAACACCCGCCCGAATAAATCGGGCTTTTTTATACCCCGCCCCGCCCGCCCCCGAATAAAAAAACTTGATTTATTTATAAAAAAATACTTGACAACCCCCGAATACCTGCTATTATACCACTATAAACAAGGGCGGACAACCGCCAGCGGACAGAGAAAGGCTTAAAAATGAAAGATTCATTTGATATAGCAAGTGATTTAATTGAGAATGCTATTCAAGAGCATAATCAAGAAATCGCAAATGAAACAATCAAACAATATCACAAAGAAAATGATAAATACCACAAGAAAGGTTCAAATGCTTTATATACACCCGAGCGCATTTGTAAGTTATCACCAAATTATGATAACAACAAGCAAATCAAAACTTGGATGAAACAAGCAAAACAGGCGGAAGAAATGCGCCAGTTGAAGTTTGTTGAAAAGAATGCGCACACGAAGTTCGTGCTTGATTATATATTCGGAGTTAAGAAATGATGAAAACAATCGGTGAATTAGTAAATGAATTTATAGAACAATTAAAAAAAGAAAGGAATGAACGAAACAATCAGTTCGGGCTGGACAAAATGTTAAATCCACAAAACAAATAAAAATCCCAGCCCACCATTTATGAGCGGTTCGTCTAAATGTAGGACATTCGGTCTTCCCCCGAAAGATGTTGGTATCAAATCCAGCCCCGCTTGCCATTTTATTTAACATTGGAATTGAATAGTGGTTCCAATATTAAATGAAAGGAAAAAACAATGAAAGATATATTATTCTGGTATGTATTGATTGGCGGAATCGTGTGGGCATACGATGCAATCACGATTTACGACAAGTTCTATTTCAACGCAATCCGAGCATTGTTGTTTGGCTTGATTGACGGTATCATTTGGCCAATACGCATTGGTTGGGATATCATTGCTTACGCAATATATTACATAAAAGAATGGACAAGAAAATAGACAGAGAAAGGAGCATTTAATTATACACACAAATACGAAGATGCCGGTCCGATGAACGGAAAAAGCATTGGGAACCAGAACATTCGGGAAACTGCGCTCTGGATATGTGAGTCGCGAAAACATTATGCGTTTGACGAAATGCAGGTATTGCTAGTAGGACAATAGAATCTAAGGACACAAGAATGTAAAACATCATACCTATTGGCCAAAGATGAAGGTGGCTGGATTTGTGTGTATAGTTAAATGCTTTAAGAAAGGAAAACAAAATGCTTGATGATGCTGGAAAAATTGTTGAGAACTTAAAAGGTGTTCTTGACATTTCTATATGTTGTTTGGAACATAAAAAACAACACTACATTGAACGCGGATTCATTAAATATTGGGCGCAAATCAGACCAACAGATGTTAGACCATATGCGTGGAAAACACCAGCGCAAATAACAGATGAAACACGGGATGATTTTCTTGAAAAACTTAAAAAGTTTTATAAATACGCATCTGAAGAAAGATTCATTAAATATGTTGAACTTAGATGCCACATTAAAGGCGCAGATGGTCTTCCATACGAAGATGCGGAATTAGCAGAATTACGCAAACTATGGGATTTTTTGTATAATGCCGACCAATTTAGATTGGTCGTATCATATGATGATAAGGCAAGAACTATTGACGACGCCATTGAAGAAAGACATGGTTATAAACCTGAAATGAACGGAAAGGAAATAGAATCGCAATATCATTGGGGTATATCATCCGAGTTTTGTTGGCAAGGGGTAATTCCACTTGTAAAGCATTTTTACAATTTTGCGAAACCGCAGTTCAATGTTAATTATTATTTTGAACCACATGATAATCCAAACAATTTTGGCTGGCGTAAAAGAAAAGTAAAAGACATTGTAAGATTCGCAAAGCGCAAATATGGTGTTAAAACAATAAGCGAATTAAAGAAAATAGCATTGATTGGCACAGACAATATATGGGGTGAAATTACATTAGGTCAGAACTCAGCATTTTTAATCGGAGATGCGAAAAATATTTGGGGTGATATTTCCGACATAAATGGAGCCATTCATCCGAATTTGCGCGGCGATGTATCTGGCTTGAAAGGTTGTATAACAAACCTATACGGAGATGCTACTGGTGTTAAACTAATACTAAATGAAATTCTTAGAGAGCCAACAAGCATTCAATCGTTGGTTGAAGATGCTTATTGTATTAATGGCTTTAAGTTGTTATCAAATGAAGATAACAAAACACTAATGAAAGTTTGGAATTGTTTGGCGCATCATACGATTGGTCTGAAAGAATCAGAACGCAAAATGCTAGATTCGCCAGTAAAGAAAAAGCCACCATTTACAATTGATAAATGGGGAAGACATTACTACAAATCAGACAAACCAAATCGTGTGATAGTTGTTAGCATCAATCCAGCGGACATTATGTTCGCCAAAGATGTTAATAACTGTTCAACCTGCTTTTGTTTGAATTCGGGAAATTCAAGATGGGAATTAGGAATGCGGTGTTTAATCGCGCTTGATTCTGTGAATCCGACATTTGGTGTAGCATTTGAAATCAATAAAGATTCCATTAAAAAGATGAATCAGTTTAATGGAATAAAATTCAAATGGTATGAGCCAGAAAGAGCAGAGTTTTTCCAATATAATGGTGAAGGCATAAAACCGTTTTACCGTTATTCTGGTCTGTGGAATGGTGTTAAAAATAAATTGTCGTTTTTAGATAATAATGACGGCATAGAGCCAATACATGGACACGATGGTTTTAACAAAGGACACAGCAGACAAAAGACTTTAGCATATCTAGAAACGTTCATTAAAGACGGGTATAGATGGTATCGCGGGGACAATAAAGATTTTCCATTGGTAAATAATTACCACGACTTTACAGAAGAAGATGTAAAGGACAAAGGATGGGAATCAGATATTGAAAACGCAAAGAAAAAAGAACAGGAACTGTTAGCATATTTGAAACAGGTTAAAGGGGAATAAAATGGCACTGAAATACAATGGTGTTGATGGCGGAGATGGTGGAGTCAGATGGTATAATCCAGAAACCGGAAATGTGATTCGCAAAGAATTGTCCGAATATGAATTAGACCATAGTGTAGGGGAAATAGAGTTTTCGCGAATGATTATTAAATCACGCAAGCGAGTAATGACTTTACATCCAGACCACAAAGAATCGCCAGAAACCAAGGGCGCATTTTGGGTCAACGGCATTTGCTCGGACAAGGATTTAAGAATCACATTTGCCACAGGAATGAAAGATAGAATTGTAATAAGTAAAAATCTTGTTGATTTTCTATTTTGTTCCACAGACCAGTCATTTACATCTTGTTTTAGATTGGACAATGATACCTATGACAGATTGGAAATGTTCAATGGTGTTGAAGGGTTTTTCATATCCTATATAACACAGGAAAATGTAGATTATAAATATCACGATACGGTATATAACCATCCGAAAATGATGGGTCGCGCTTGGTTATTTAGAAGCGATGATGGCCAGCATTATACTGTTGGCAGACCGTATGGTAAGAGCGGGTATGAATTGCGAGATGCGTTGCGTCGTTGGTTGCCAAATGGAACCGAGATAGGTTGGAAACTTAACGACCAACAGAAAAACATACAAAGATTGGAATATGATAATTTCTGTTGTGGCAAAACCATACATGATAAGTATGACAAAACGTTCAACAGCAAGAAATTATACGAAGATGAAGACACGATTTTAGTAAAGGTAAAATAAAATGAAAACACTAGCCGCATTATATATGCAGCCGTCGCATGACCCGAAGGACATTGCTAGTATTCGTAAAATCATACAGGATTTTATTGAACCACTAGGGTATGTATTCGAGGTTGATGAAAGCGGGAACATGTTCTGCTACCATCCAGAATCGAAATGCAGAAACCTTCTGTGTTCGCATATGGATATGGTAAAAACTGGAAAGCCAGTTGATAGAATTGTTCATTTTGACGGACTTGTATTCGGTATTGATAAGAATAACGAATTAACATCTTGTGGTGCCGACGACAAGAACGGCATTTGGCTGTGCTTACAAGCGGCGAAGCATTCTGGTGTGTTGCCAGCGATGCTATTTGTTGCGCATGAAGAAGGTGCGCCGCATTCTATCGACGATTGGTTAGACGTTGATGAGAACAAGGCATTGTTAAACACATTTGATAATTGTTTGGTTCTTGACAGGGCAAACAATCAAGAGATTATATATGCTGGTTCATATAAGCAATATTCGCACGCGCTTGCGTGTCAATGGAAGGCGGTGAATCCAGATTGGCATTTTGCTAAGGGTATAATGTGTGATGCCGACAGGTTGATTGAACATATACCCTGCATTAATCTGTCCATTGGGTATTACAATGGACACCAAGTGTCTGAATATTCAGACTTAAATGAATTGTTGGAAACCAAACGAGCATTGTTTAAGTTTTTAACATCTAAAAAACAAGACAAGATAAACTGGAATGTAATTAAAGAATTTGAGAAAACAAAGGAAACGAAGAAATGGTAGATATGATTGAAAAGTTTAACAATGCATTTGACCGAAGTGATTTTCAGGACTATTGCTTTTATAAGCAACAGGCTGGGAACATCTTTACTAAAAAGATAGGCAAATACATTAATACAAAAACGAATGAGGTTGAGACCATTTGGTTTACGAATGACCCAGAGAAAATGATTGGTTGTGGATTCACGATTAAATCATCTTATTCGCCAGATAGTAAATCATTTAAATATCTGCCGTCATTTGTTTTACAAGATTATATCGGAATGATATATATTAAAACGGAAAACACCATCAAGAAAGATATAAATGGTATTGAGTTTGAGGCACCAGAATATAAGGCAAGAGCATTTGTAATGATACATCCGAAAACTGGATATATCTTATACAAGATGCCGACTTATTGTTCCGAAAACGAATACTATTACGCATTTGATTCAATAAAAGAAGTTGGATTCGGGTGTATAAAATCATATACGAAAGCACCAGAGATTCATCTTGATGTGTTGGCGATATGCTTAATAGATTCGGAGCGGGTGGCATTCGAAATGCCGAAGGCACACTACGCACTGTGCGCAATAGCATATCCTTGTAAAGAATATGTAGATAACAGATTTAATAAAGGGTATTGGAAATGATAATATACTCACAAAATGGAACCAAGCCAGCGCAAGAAGCATTCAATAAGATTCTGTTGGCGAAAAAGTTTGCGATTACATTTATCAAAGATAAAAAGTATGTAATCAAGCGCGAACCGACGGAAGAATATTTGAATGAAGTATTCAAACAAGGCTTGCCATATTGTATTTCAGATGACGCAAAGACGGCAACGAAAAGTCGTGCGGCATTTTGGAATCCAAAGGTTATTTCGCGTGCCACAAATGGTGATTGGGTTGTATTCGGTGATTACAAAATGGAACCACTTGGGTCATACGAAAAGATGGATAATCTAGATGTATGGTATTCTGATTTCAAATACAAAGATGAACCGAAGAGGGGAACACCATTGCTTGGTTATAAATCGAATGTTAATAATCGTGGAATATATTTGCCACAGATTTTAACATTGTTTAGCAAAAAGTTTACTCTTGCGTATGGTGAGTTCGATGTTGATAAAAAGAGATGGTTAAAAACTGTAACGAAAGAAATAGCGAGACCATTTTATTATGAGAACTGCTTGTTCATTGGAAAGAGTGGTGGCTGGTGTATCGATGAAAACCTAATTGATGTAGACTACGGTGAAATGCTCGGTGGTCAAATATCAAAGAAACAAATGGGGCGCATTGAATCCTATTGCTACAAATACATACAGCAAGAAAAGATAGATGCTGCTAAGCAGACTGGTTCGTTTTCATACGACGATAAAGAGTATTACGAGTGTGAAATGCAGGCGGTATTTATAATACTGTATGCCTGTAAAATATTACAGGACAGGGACAAGGCACTAACAAGAAAGAATGTTGAAATGATATTAGACCAGATTAAAACGAATTCAACATATGCTAGCAAGTATCATTGTTTGGTCGAGGATTATTTCATGTATCATATGGACAAACTGTGTGAGTCTGGATACATATTAGACGCGGTGTTGGATGAGTTAGTATAACCGAAACGCACAGAGATGTGCGTCGCATACGATTGAGCAACGTGTGCCCGATGATGGTAATGCTCGCTAACTAAAAACAAAAAGGAAACATCGATGTTAGATATGAAGAATGTAGAAAAAGTGTTGGCTTGTAAAATCATAGACCGGCCTGGTCGTTACATTGCAGACGACATTGTGTCGTATAAATGTAAAGGCGACGTGGCAAAAGAAGACATCTTTGCTGTTTGGTATAAGGGTCATTTGGTTTGTGTTGAAGTTGTTGATATCATACCTGCGTGGGCATATTCAGAATCTCGCAAAGGTTTGGGTGACATAGATACAATGTCATATGTTATCTCCAAGGTTGATATCAAGAAACACTCCATTGAAAAATTGGCTCGCTCCAAGATTCGTGATTTGCGTGCGGCAATGAAAGAACGCCGTGCCAAAGCATTGGACGCCAAAGATATGGATGACTTCATCAAATCGTTAAAGAAAGATGACGCAAAAGATTTCAACGAAGCCTTGGCTTACATCGCAGAGTTGGAAGCAAATCCAGATGCAGTCGAAGATTGCGAATGGTAATTAATGGACCGGGCATAGTCCCGGTCAACATATAATAATACAATTAAAAGGATATAAAATGTTTGTAGATTGGTATAAGAATCCCAACAATGGTCGTTATATTGGTGTGGTGTGTATACAGAATAAACACTATTATGCATCCGGCGAAACATTGGCAAGGCTGAATCATAATATTAAACAGAATTTGTGGAAGGCTGGCATCTCTTCCAAGTGGGTAAGATTGAGTCCGAATGAATCAAAGGATGGTATTGATTTGACTTGGGCTGACCCTAAGTTCATCACAAAGCAAGTAGTTAGCACCAATGATGATTACAAACGGACAGCGATTTCTAGAAAGAATGCTGGACTCGTGTTGGCAAACACTGTTCTCGCAGATGATGATTTGCGACCAGCACCAAAAGCAATAGCCAGAAAGCGTCCGTCATCATACACCCAAGATGATACGTTTGTCGTTCGTGATAATGGCGACACGATTGATGTATACAAGGTTAAGAAAGTAGCATCTTATAAGAAGTTCGATGGAGACTTCCAGATAACTACAAATGCCTAATACATTATAACCCTCGGGTTTTAGGGGGTCGGGGTCTATAACCGCCCCCCGTTATATTCAATTATTTATTACTATAAAGCACTATTTATTTATTATTATACCCCCCACTTTATAAAAATAAATCACTATATACAACAAATTAAAAATATTTATAACCGCCGCTTGACAAGTGCGATTTTTAATATAATATCATAACTATATCACAGACGACAGGCAAGATAGAAAGGAGAATGCTGTGCAGTATGTTAGAGTAAATGCCAACGATAAGAGTCGCGGACGCGATACGTTCTCATACGAAAAGGCATATGATATTGTTAGCAATGGCGGAACCGTTGGTTTTATACTTGAAGATAATATGTATCTGCTGGACTTGGACGCACAAGATGAAGGCGGAAAATATGTTGCCGACTATATCATAAAAAACTATCCTGATATTATAGCATTCAAAACACCGAAGGCTGGTGGCTATCATTTCTTGTTTAGGTCGCCAGTTAAAATCAAAGCAGGGGTCGGGTTCACATCTATATTTGGATACCCAATTGATATCAAGCGAGCATCCGGCCATGCAATTCTGCCAGACAATTTCCCAGGCAGAGAATATGTAAACGGCTGTGTCGATATACAATCGTTTGACTTGGCAATGAAAGATTACTCGGTGTTTATCACACCACAAGAATTGCGATTGCTGATACCATACAGCAAGGACGTGCGAGATGTTATTGACTTGGCACACCTGCAACAGGGCGAACGCAATGATTCTATATTTAGATGGCTCGCGAGATGGGGTAGGTTTCGTGGGGCAACCGAGTTGGAAAGATATGCCGCAGTCATATCCAAGATTGCTGACTTTCCATTAAAAGAAATTATGAATTCAATTAAGAGCATCGACCGATATATACAGGAAGATGAAGAACGAATCGAAGAAGAAGAAATAGAGGGGAACATCGTGGGCAAAGACTTACTTGATTTATCCGTTAATGTAATGGACTACATCGCAAGGTCAAATATAATACAGTATGATATTTGCACCGGTCTGTATCATACAACCTTGCGCTTGGCACACAAGGATATGCTGTCGCAGTTGGAGATGTGGAATTACTTTCGCATCTATTTCAAAGACCGCGCAAGATATTGGTTCAGAAATAAAGATGGCGAAACCAAATTAAAGCCAGTGTCAGATGTAGATTTGCGGTCAATCTTTGACTTCGTATCACAGCATTGCCAATTTAATTCGCGCCTCAATGTGTATAACGAGATACCAGAGTGGGACGGCGAGATGAGAATTGACATGTTCTTGAAGCTATACTTTGATTGCGATGCGCCGTCGCAGTTCTTCTTGCTGTTGATGACAGCCATTGTTGGCAAGTTGAAAGAGCCAGACAAATGCTATTGTCCGTTCTTCTTTGACCTGTGCGGGAATAAAGGAACAGGAAAAACATTGTTGTTCCGCAGATTGTTAGGCGAAAGATTCTTTACCACAATCATTCCAAGCCAGCGCGAAGATGACGTGTGCACAAATATATATTCCAAGAACGCGGTCATTGCGCTGGACGATGAATGCCTGCTAACACAAGGCAAGGGGTTCTCGGTGTGGTCGGAAGATAAGCTGAAAGCATTTGTAACCCTGTCGGAAGATGTGTTTGCCCGCAAGTTCCAGAATGTGGAATACCACCCACGTGGATTTATATTGTGCCGAACATCTAACTTTGTTAAGTCGGCAACGGATACGGATGAACGCCGCCAGATAATCTTTGAATCCAAGTTGCCACCACGCGAATGCAGAATACTTGACCTGCCACCAGAGTTCTGGCAACAAATGCTGGCCGAAGCCAAGGTGTATTACGAGATGCACGGAATCTATAAGTTGACCGAGAAGGATTGGGAAATGATTGCGAACCAGCAGGCTGAATACATCGACACAGAAAATATATTCACCGCCGAAATCAACGAGTTCCTGCACGATACATTCGTGGAAATCAATAAGGAAAGCGGCAAGTATTATATCACATTGTATAGAGACGGGAAGACTTACATCACAACGTGGGAACAATATACGAAATGGAAACTGGATAAGCACCCGTATCAGAATCCAATGAGCGGAGCCTTGTTCTGGAAGAACATACGAACCGTATCTCAAAAGAGTGGATGCGTGGAGCAATCATCCAAGCGCACCCGCATTGCTGGCAGTGCGCCAACCCTTGTGGCAATACTTCACCCAGATGTATTCAACAGGGATGAACGTGGCGTGCGATTAGTTCGTGAAAATTACCAAGCACAAGTGGACAATTACCCAGATGTGCCAGACGACTTGGAGTACTAAGATGAATATAACATCAGCTTTCTTTGTATTGTTGCGAGATGAATATACGCCAGACGTTATACAACACAACAAAGATGTGATAAACACATTCACGGACTTCGTTGTTATCGATGAGCGTAACGACGTTGCACGTGGCATATTGCCTGCAGAAAAAGCAATCGACAAGATGATTGCCGAATTAAAAGAAGGGTATGTTAAACCAGCAGACGCACCGGCAAAGATAGAAGTAAAGGAAGTGAAATGACATTCGATGGATTGATTAGAGAAATGCTTCGCTTCGTAGATGACGAAGGTGCCAAGCGTGATATTCTGTCGCACAAGTATGGTGTTGGTGGAATACACTGGTGCTGTGGCTCTGGCATTTACAGAAACGTTGTCGATATAGATGCCAAGAGTTTCTACCCGCACATACTGTTGAACTGGCATTTGCTACCGGATTGGATAGACGAAGGTAAGTATAAAGAATTGTTGGACAGAAGAATGGCAGGCGACAAAGACGAACGATTGAAGATGGCGCTGAACGTGCCAACCGGTAAACTTAGGACGCAGGCTTCATCTCCTCTGGACAAGGAACGCGGATTGGCAATGTGTATGATGGGACAGATACTGATTACAATCTTGCGTGAGAAGCTGGAACATCAGAACTATAAAACAATCCAGGTCAACACCGATGGTATTATGGTTACAAGATACCAGCGCAACGAAGGACTAATGGACGCAGTGCGTGCGTGGCAAATGATTTCGAATATACCTGTTTCAATCAAGGACATAGAAATGTTGGAACAGAAAGATGTTAACAACTACAAAGCTGTTTATGTCGACGGCTCTGTGAAATTAAAGGGGGCAAAATATATTGTAAATAAAAAATAAAATTAGTGCTTGACAAGCCAAAAATATATAGTATAACTAGCGATGACGGCGGTGCTTTTCGGGGGACTTTCTTTCCTTTCCAAGCATTCTCTCTGTTGAACTCGAAGGCACCGCCACCAAAACAAAAACGAAGGATTGAAAGATGAACGAAAACGAACAAATAAATTACAACGCAGAAACCCACGAATACACAATGGGCAAAGACAGAGTGCCATCCGTAACAGAATTAGCAGGCAAGTTTGCCAAGATAAAAACAGATTGGCTTGAAGCCCATCCGGAATATGCCGCGCGCGGAACATTGGTTCACGCAGAGTTGGCAGAATATTATTCGGGCAATATTACCAAAGACCAATTAAAGTGGGACAAGTCAAAAGAAATATGCGAACACCTTGAACCACACAAAGATATGAAAGTCGAAACAATCGTGTATAATTCAGAACACGGTTATGCTGGAACGGCAGATATTATCTGCATGAAAGGCGCAACAGTTTACTATGTTGTGGACTTCAAGACAGGTGTAACGCGCAAGAGATTATACGAACAATGCCAGTTGTCGCTTTACTTATTGGCGTTGCAATCAATGGGATACAACACAGATGACGCACAGTTGTTGGTTGTTGCACCCGATGGTATAACAAAGTATCCAGCATTGTCATGGGATAGAATGGTACAATTAGATGAGGGTGACCTTGAGCTGGAAGATGAAGATTCTTTGAAGGTTATGCGATTGACCGAACGGCTTAAGATGCTGAAGGCGTTTGAAGATGAAGCCGCGCAGGTTGAGGCAGAACTTAAAGAACTGTTGTCGGCAAAATTCGAAGAGAAGGATGCGACAACATTTGTGTGTAACGACATCAAGTTTATATACACGAAAGCCGGAACACGCAAGTCTGTTGATACATTGGCTTTGAAGAAAGCAGGATTGTATGAACAGTATGTCAAAGAAACACCGGTGGCTGCATCGGTAAGAATAACAAAAAGGAATTAGAAGATGGAAGATGATAAGATGACAGAGTTCCAAATAGGAAACATCAAAGCACGCAGACGGTTGTGTGAGATTACAAGGATGGGTATTACGGCAACCAAGAATGCCAAGAACCCGTTCTATAAATCTAAATACGCACCGCTGGATGTGGTGGTTGATGTCTTAAAAGAACCACTCGATAAGGCTGGGTTGTCGTATTACTTTTATACAACAACAAGCTACATCGGAATTGAAGTGGTTGATTTAGAAACAGGGGAAGATGTCTTGGGGTCTTTGTTTCCGTTAGGGAACATACAAACGCCACAAGATATGGGCAAGGCGATATCGTATGCGAAACGATACCTGCTGAAGACCGTGTTCAATGTTGTCGAGCAAGACGAAGACGATGACGGCAACGAGGCAAGCGGGATTGTGGCTGAGGCTAAAGCTGCCAATGCCAGTAAGAAACCAACAGTGTTGGATAAACCAGAAAAGAAATTAGCGCAAGACGATTTCTTTTAATGAGTTTGTTTGTGCGAGCAAACAATAAACCGTGGCGCAAGCCACACTAACATAACAAAAAGGAAAACAAAATGGAAGAAAATAAAGCAAGCAGAATAGGGTTCATTAACAAGTCGGAAGATGGTTCCATGTGGGGCAATCTGACCTGGGATGAAGGACGCTATTTGATTCGGAACATTCACAAAGAAGACGACGGTTCTCGCGTTGGGAACATTCAAGTCGAAACCGGCAAGACCTATCTGAACAAAGCCGGCAAGGAATGCAAGGAATATAAAAAGATTGGAGCTTTGAAGTTTACAAAGGACGGCGGTGAATTGGCAATCCAAGTTCACCCAGCCAAGCCGGTAGAGAAAGCAAGCTTCATTGTTTCGTTGCACAACAACGACAAGGGCGAATATCTGATGCTGTCGTTTGAAGAACCAAACCCGTACTTACAATACTTGGGTGCTGATGTTCACGACGATGTACCAACGGCAGAACCAGACGAATTGCCTGACTTCTAAGGTGTGGCGCGATGACGATATCGGAAGCATTCGATGAATACATCAAAGACCAAGGCGGGGATTCATATCTCCGTGCTTGGTTGCGCCAGAAATTACAGGAACGTCCAGAACTATTGGATGAACTGTTAGTGGAAAAGTTGAAGAAAGAAATTCAACAAGATGTAAAAGCGGTTGGTGCAAAGGGAAAGAATGCACCGCCAAAGATTGACGCTGGGTAGAGTACAGGAACTCGCCTGCCTCATAAGCACGGAACACGTGGGTTCGAATCCCACCCCAGCAACCAATGCGAGATGCGGAATAGGGCCAAAGATGACGCCACTACTGCACTAGTGGTCACGGATTCCCACCCGTGGCATCTCGCGCCAACATTGGCCTGTAGCTCAATTGGCAGAGCCATCGGCTGTTAACCGATAGGTTGTCCGTTCGAACCGGACCAGGCCAGCCAACATATTAGGAGATAGAAATGATAACTGATAAACTCTTTTATACTTGGAAGTATGGGTTTTGTTATTCACACATACGCAATCACAAGTGGGCATTTGATGTCAGCGGAAGAATCGACACATTTAAATTCGGTGCTGACTTGTGGTTCAACAAACAAGGACTACAAGACTTGTCTATATTCGTTGGGTTCTTTACAATAGGTTGGACGAGATGCGCATAGAGTTATACTTGTTCAACAACCAAGTCTTTGATTTGATAATAACAAAAGACGAAAAGAAACAGCCGATTGGTTTCGAAAGGAAGAAGAATGATTGAAACAAATGTTATTGTTAATACAGACTGCTTTGATTATATGGCACTGATGCCCGACAAGTGCGTTGACTTCGTGCTTACCGATGTGCCCTACAATGAGGTGTCTGGATTTAACGAGGGCGGGTATCAAAAGTTAAATAGAGATGCGGCAGACAAAGACGCTGACGGTTCCGATTTTGATATCGAAAGATACGTTAACGAGTGCTTTCGCATTTGCAAGGGCAACATCATTATCTTCTGTGGTATCGAACAGATATCTAGAATCAAGGTGCAGATGCGAGAACACAAAGCACAAATGATTCGCCTGCTCACTTGGGAAAAACCAAACGTGTCGCCAATGAACGGCCAATGGTTCTTCCTTAATACAGTTGAACACGCGGTCGGGTGCAGACAGGAAGGCGCATACTTCGGCGGGCACTGCGAACACTGCGTTATTGAGCACCCAACACATCCACTAGATTGGCACCCAACTGCAAAGCCAGTGCCGATGCTGGCAAGGCTGATAGAGATGTGCTGTCCGCCAGACGGCATAGTATTCGATGGCACAGCAGGTTCCTGCACGACAGCTGTTGCCGCCAAGAGAACCAACCGCAAATACATTTGTCTTGAAAAGAATACAGAGTTCTATAACAAGGCAAAAGAATATTGGAACAACGAATTGGCACAGGAGTATATGTTCTAATGGTAAACTATATCACACCCGAATACAATTACGAATGTATGCACGAACAGCACAGAGCAATTCTGCTCGGTGTTAAAACTATAACCAAAGAAGGAATGACCGATGAACAACTGCACTACTATCGCGGTATTGATGTGTGTTCCACTTACCAGCACACAGCAGACAAATATATTTTGCTCGTATTATTGGGGGACAAGGGGATACCATTTGCCCTAATACAGGATTACGATGAACCAAGGTTGCAGTTCTATAAAGAACACAAGAACACAATGTTTTATATAGATGTAATACACAAACAAACACCACTAATAACAAAAAGGAAACAGAATGAAACGAATAATAATACCACTACTGGCACTAGCCGCTTGTTCTAGAACCACACCAATAGATGAACAGCACGCGGCCATCGTTACACAACTAGACGCGCTCGAATCATCCTTGGCACCAGAGTGCAAAACACAGGGAATCACATCACAGATTGACGCAATAAGAATACAGGTTGAAACCGAAGTATCTGTGTGCCATGCATCTGTTGCGGAAGAACGCGCAGAAAAGAACCAGGCATACTTAATGTTTTCTATTGTGTCAATCCTGTTGGTTCTTTTGGGAATAAAATATCTTAAAAAATAATGGAGCGCACGATGAAGTTAAGACCTTATCAAGAACAGGCGGTCAACGCTGTGCGTGAAAAATTAAGCCACGACAGGTGTGCGCTTGTTGCAACCTGTGTTGGTAGCGGGAAGAGTTTAATTATCGCTGAGACCGCAAAAGAATTCAAACGAGCAGTAATTGTCCAGCCAGCGCAGGAACTTGTGTTGCAGAACTATCGCAAGTTGGTGGACTCTGGATTGGATTGCACAATGATAGACGGTGCGCACAAGGGCGATTGGAATGCTGACTACATATTCACAACACCACAAACGTTATCAAGAAACATGGACAAACTAGCGGAGCCAGATGTCGTGTTCGCAGACGAGGTGCAATACGGTTATATCGGTAAGATGTGGAACACAATACGCGGCAAGTGGAACCATTGTAAGTTGGTCGGGCTTACTGCCACGCCAAGATATTACAAGCAAAGCGTGGTGTATTCGGCGGGCTGGATGTGGTCTGTAACAACCTGCTGTTCAATAGCGGAAGACATCTTCGGGACACCGGTTATAGATATAGATAGAGAAACCCTACGCAAGATGGGCTACGGACGCGACATCAAAATGGTCGAGGTGCGTAACATACCACGCGTCAATGATTCACACGTGCAGAACCTGTCTATGTATTTTGACTTGGTTAATAAACACTTGGTTGAATTGTTTGCCCTGCTTAAATCTATACCGAACGCACTTATCTATTGCGACAGTATAGCCCATGCAGAGTTGTTAAATCGGCAGACACACAACAAGGTGCGCCTGCTGTTCGGCACTACACCAAAGAAAGAACGCGCCAAACTAATTGAGGATTTCTTGAACGGCGAAGTTAAATATATCGCAACAGTTGGTTGTGGGAAAGTTGGGCTTGACTTGCCGAATCTGTCAAGTATAATTATACTAACAAACGTGAGCAACCCAGACCTGTTGGAACAAATGGTCGGACGATTGAATCGCGGAACCTGCGACAAGACTTGTTATTACAACTCTAACATAAACACAAGCAAGCCAATTGTCGGGGAATCAAACTGGGTTAGAGTAAAGAAATTAGGGGGAAACAAATGACAAAATCACTGACACCAAGAGAACGCAACGAACGGTGGGCAAACAATAACACAAAGCTTAAAGAGATTCTCGAAATGAATGTTGGTCAAGATAAACTCTTGGACGAAAATGAGGTACACAAGAAAACGCTTACAATAGTGGAACGCTTCGCATTTCCAGACAGAATATACAAACACAAACGCATGGAACGCGGAAGCTCTATGTATTACGTAAGGCGAGTTGCTTAATGAAACACAAAGAGGCTGACCTTCAAAAACAAATCGTAGCCCTACTACGACGCAATGATATACCAGTCTTTGCTGTCCGCAACGAACGCAACGAGGGTATGGCAGACGCAATTCGTAGCCAGCAAATGGGTAGGGTTAAGGGCGCACCGGATTTAATCGCCGGCAAAGATGGTAAGTCCTATTGGCTTGAATTAAAAACCGACAAGGGCAAACAATCGCCGGAGCAGAAATGCTTTGAAGAGTTGGCACCGCAGTTCGGGGCAACCTATTTAATTGTTAGAAGCACAAACGACATAAAGGAATTGTTAAATGAAGAAGGAAGAAATAGAAATTATGGATTGCAAGAGATGTAACATCGCACCAAAGGTTGTAAACATCGACGGACTATATTACACCTACTGCCCAAAGTGTAAGCACCACGGTATGTATAATTGTTGCGGGCGCACCAGAGAGTCATCAATAGAACAGTGGAACACCAACAATAGAGCGATTAATATATATAATCGGTATCAACAAAAACCACGCTACGATGAAGAAATAGCAAAGCTTGACAAGAAGGAATTGCCGCACATTATAATACCACGGTATTAGGCGCGGAAGATTCTGTTGTATTTAACGGGCATTGTGTCAAGGTGGCACCAGCCGCCGTGCAACCCACCAGTGTCAATTGGGCTTTCCATTCGGAGGCCCAGTTCTTTTAGCAAATCTTTGTGTGCCATTAAGAATTGTTTTAATTCGCCGCGCGGGTCTTTAATATCAATGGCCCTGCCGAGCATGTGTGCACTGCGCGTAGCACCGCCAGCCGCAGCGTTTTGTTTCTTATCACGATACACGCTTGAAGCCCACATCGGCTGATGGAATTTTATTGCGTTCACACGGGCAATTAAATCCTTGAGGTTGGTTATAACATCTTCCGGCGTGTCTTCAACCAGATGATTGTTTACCATTAAAACTTCTTTTAATGTGAATTTCATTTTACGTGCCCGTATTTCTTTTTAAGCAATTCTTGGTACAGTATCCACTCTTCGTATGTCAACGAACCCTTGTCTGAATTGCAAGATTTGTGTGTTGGCATCCAGTTGGTCGGGTCGTTGCGCCCGCCACGGCTAAGTGGGGTTCGATGGTCGAGGTTGAAATCTTTTTCGTGTTCAATTGGTTTCCCGCATAGATAGCAATAACATGTGTGCATTCTGATTTGCGCACGATACAGTGTCTTCCACTGTTTCTTGCTTTCAACCAAAAGACCCTCCTATATTAGCTTTTCAATGATACCTGCTAGTTTTTCTCCAGCTAGCGCAAACGCTGTTAATACAATTGCCAAGATAATCCACGCCGCTTTATGTTTTGTTATTGATACAAGCAGATTCCACTTCTGTCCTGCGGCCCGTTCCGCCTCAATTGGGCTATTGATATAATTAAATATAGATTCAATCATACCGCCTTGACGAGCCTGCTCTGTCTTCATATCAGCAACGTCTTGCTTTAAATTTTTGATGTCGTTCTGCACTTTCATAAAATCTTTTGCTTGTGCTTCTGCGAGTTCAACAGCGAAGCCGTTCATCTTCCCAGCCTTACGTATCTTTTCCAAAACGCTAACTTGTGCACACATCGCTGTCTTCATTTTTAACACCTACATTATACAACATTTAATCTTAATTGCAATAAAAATAAAAGGCCGGAACACCGGCCTTGTTTATGGGGATAATACAATGAAAATTTAATTAGTCAAGAATTATTTTACAAAATATTTAACCGCTTCCAGCACATAGATAATCGCTGTTCCGATTGCCGCAGCATATGCCGCAATATCAATTCCCCAGTAAGCAGCAATACCAGCCGCGAACGGGATTGTCAATTCTACGCATTTTTGAATTTTAGTTAATACTTCTTTTGTTGTCATAGTTCACTCCTTTAATTATGAACGCCAATGCCAAGTTACAGTACCAGTAGCACCAAATTTTGGATAGCCCGACATTGCTTCAATCTGTGTTTGGTTCGCCGCAGGCGCATATACATCTATGTTTTGGGTGCAATTATAGAACATATTATGAAATTGGTTTGTTACTGTTCCAAAATCTATTGCTGTTGTTCCACCGATATACACCGTTACCAACGACGTACAACCTCTGAACATGTCCAGACACGCATTGCCATTATTTATTGTAGTTAAAGCCGACAGATTTGCACTCGTTAGTCCAGTGCAACCCTGGAACATCTGTGAACACGCATAAAATCCGCTTATCGTTGTTAAAGACGGCAAGTCTACGCTTGTCAGCCCAGAACAACCTAAGAACATAGTAGAACATCCGTTATTATTGCTTACCGTTGTTAAAGCCGATAGATTCGCACTCGTTAGTCCAGTGCAACCTTGGAACATACCAGCACATCCGTTTCGGTCGCTTACCGTTGTTAAAGCCGACAGATTCGCACTCGTTAGTCCAGTGCAACCTTGGAACATCTGTGAACACGCATTCTGTCCACTTATCGTTGTTAAAGACGATATGTCCGCACTCGTTAGTCCAGTGCAACCACTGAACATATTTTGACACGCATTGCTTCCGCTTATCCTTGTTAAATCACTCATATCAACCGCACCAGAAATAGAGGTGTTATCCATATATGCATATGCCAACGCATAATCTGACACATCTGTCATACCAGTAAAGTTCATAATATGAGTAGTTGTTATATTCGAAATCAACTTGCCTGCGCCGTCTAACTGGAACTCCCTATACAACGATGATGCTGGTGTCGGACTTCCACCGCCCTTAATAACTGTATTCATAATTGGCATTGTTTACTCCTTTATCCAAAGATTACCACGTTAACACCAACCCCACCGCCAGATGTTGAAGGAACTGTGTCGCAGGTAAAGGTTAATGTGCCTGCGCCTTGCGTTGTGCATAATATGTTGGAACTTGCCCAATCGTCAGCACTGACCGGCGACGGGCTTACAAACACGGTATTGGTCGCGGTTACGCCAGTTACATTTATTGTTTGATTGTATTTGCCCGTACCGGAATCCAAGACCCAATCAGTGTCTAATAAATCGGGAACAGATGTTGGAACTTTATAGCCAGAACTTGGTTGAACATCAATACGTTCCCAAGAACCGCCAATTACTTCTTGGTGTTCTGGAATATATCCGTTCGGCGCGTTCCATGAAATCTGGCCACTTGTGAGTGCCGGACTAAACGAAAAATATTGTGCAACATCTTCTGGTGTTGCTGCGAATGAATAACTATCAAAGCCAAACGTATTATTATCGGCATCATAAGAAAAAACAGCCCCGCTATTGATGGCGTTTACTGCACCAGCATAACTAAGGGACGTGTTTTCTGCCAACCAGTATGGTATACTAGAAACTCGTAAAGGGGTTATTGTAGTACCAGTGGATGTGGTTTCTACACACACCATAGAATCTGGTTGTGTTATTAAAGTACCAGAAGCTTGATAAAAATATCCATTAGTATAACTTGCGGTTGTTGTGCCGACGTATTGTGCAATTTCTCCCAAATTATACGGTCTAATTGTTGGAAATTCGGTGTATTGTGTAGGTTTGTCTTCTTCTGTAAGCGTCCGCCAAGCCATATATGTAGGGGCGTGTGAATACAACCCCGCATATATTCCACTATACGTATTTTCGTTAACCCCATAAGAATTCATATAATAGTTTATAAAAGAAGAACTCATGCCAGTCCCGCTTAAAAACGGCGAACCGTCATCTTTTTCTATACAAATATATCTCGTAGTGCTTGATGCGCTGGTTGCCTGCAAATATACACGGGCTGTTGCAAATATACCAGTTGCAACATAAACGCGCGACCTTACATTAGCGTTCCCCGATTTTGTAATTTTTGCCACAAATTCACCGAGTGCACCAGAAGCAGCTATCCTTATCAACACTTCGCCCGTATCGTTGTTGTACAAACCCGTAGTTCTAACATATGGAAATAACCTAATTGCGTTATTCTCTCGTGTCATTTCTAAACTATTATAGATATAAGTTGAATAATTTGCGTTAGGCTGCACTAAAACATGTTGCCACGTATACCCCCCACCGCCATTATTAACACAGGCATAAAAATATCCATTAATCAAACCAGCAGCTGTGGAACCAACGTATTGATAAACATTTCCCACTTCGTCAGCAGAAGCTGCTGGTAGCATTGTAACTTGTAATACCGGCTTGCTGCCGTCTAATAACACACACAAGTCGTTTTCGCCGACGGTGGCAGAATCATATGCCGACTTACTTGTAAACTTTCTGATATTTAGGTTTTTTAATATTTCGCCCATGTTATCACTCCCTTAATTCATGTAAATTAACTTTGCGTTTGTAAAATTAGCACAGTTTGTCATCATCCCATAAAACGCTGCCACCGGTCTTCCGGTTGATAAAGCGGTGTCTATATCTGCTGTTTCAAACATAACGCCATCTCGTCTCGACCAAACCACCGGCTGATTGTCCATTTTTCCTATACAGTTCACGCCCGCTTTTGCTGGTTGCAAAATCTGAATTGGTATACGAGTAGCTATTGAAGTATCTGCACCAGTTGGGTTAATATAAACAGCCCCGCCAAAAAACACGCCTTCAAAATCTTGTCCTGTTGAAGTATTTTGTGCTGGATTTGCATAACGATTGCGACTAAACCATCCGCTGTGGAAACGATAAAACGTTGTATACGCAGAAAACATGGCGTTGTTACCATAGCCCCAGTTGTCGCCCCAAATATCTGTGTTATCTGATATAAGTTCGCCGGTGTTTGCATCTGTTACAATTACACGACCAGAATACGCATGCTCATAAACTCCGTATGTTGGCAAACAAATTAACCGCACCGTCACCTTGCGTCCAAGCAAACTTCCACCATATTCAGCGTTATCAGAAGGCAAAAAACTTAACCCTTGGGATATCGTTCGGCTATTACTAAATATTATATTGGCTCTAGTAACCTTCCCCGAAGTTCCAACACGGGTGCCCCACAATGTACACCAAGAGTCTTTGCGCAACGGTATAACCGTAGCTTCAACTTCAAACCCACCAGCGGGCGGGGTTTCCCCAAATGTTCCTAAACCATTATAGTTTAACCAGTCATAAACTCTGTCCATATGGCTGTCGCGGGTTTTCCCAGTTCTTGAATTATAGTCAGTAACCAAGCACGCTTCTTTTACATAAAGCCCACCAGCAAATTCATTTTTCATCTTTGCTGTGGCTATATAATTATTTCCCATCAAAAACAAAGGGTTGCGCCCCATATACAACATTGATTAACTCTCCAATGATACGGTTATTGTTGTGCTAACTTGAACTTCTTGTTCTTGCCAGGTATACCCGCTTATAAACGGCGCAGTGTACGAAACAGTAAGCGTGTCACCATCAGCCGGAGTTCCTGTATACGATATACCATAATCTGCAACATCTACAGTCAGGCCACCCTTAACCCATGTTTGGGTATAGGTAACCGGACTATTCAGTATATAGTTATCGACACCATATTGTGCTGGGTCTAAGGTTCCACTTACAGAAAAACCATAGCTCGCGACATCAGCAGATATATCAATACTACTAATTACAACACTGCCAGACCACGCGATAACACGAACCTGCATCGGTACTGTGGCGTTTACTTGATAACACGTAATATAAATTCTATCAAGAACATATCCCACTCCAGGATACTGGTCGTCTAAAATCTCTTGCGCTTTCGTAATCAGCGTTCCCTGGTCAACAACATTTATAGTAACCCCGTATTGTGTTGCAGAAGTTACAGACATTGATTTTGCAATAGACGACACAAAGTTTACCTGTTCGTCGCCACTAGGTTGTTCTGCTGCGACAAACGTATTAACATTGACCGCCAAACCCGTTAAACCACTACCAACAGTCTGTGCTATAGTAGCAGACGGGCCTGAGTAAGTTGGGACGCAAAGATAAAAATATCCCTTTTGGTAACTGTCCTCGACGCTTTCGCCAGAGTATTGCACAATGTAGCCAGCATTACTTGCGCCAGCTGTCGGCATTGTATTGTACTGTGGCACAAGATTATCCGTAGTTGGTATCGTTGGTCTATTCAACAAATCATTATAAGACCCGCTTGTGGCAACTGTTGCCAAATCACTCGGCTGAACTGCCGTAGCACCAGCCGTTGCACCTGCACGTATTGCGGACAAATCGGAAATATAATCTTGTTTGCCAGACCAAGTTGTTTTATCTGCGGCGGTAACAAACTTGTGCGCCGAGTTCGAATCATCAACCAAATCTGCGCTCAGCATATTCACAGATGTAATTTCTGTTTGCAATCCAGACACCAGGTCCGCAACGCTAAACCGTATTGTTGACCCGCCTTCAAGCGTCAACACAACTTCCTTGGTTGCAGAATCATACGCGCCAGACACAACAACAGATTCCAACGGCAAGTCAATGGTTTGCGCCGCACCAATGTTATTGTTGTTCTGGTCTTTTAGTTGTGCAGTAACGACAAATGTTGTCGGGTTGACACTCAAAGCAAGTGAGGCAGCATATTTGGTTGTATTTGGCAGTGCGCCAACATCAGAAGAATTCAACACAACAACCCCAACTTTGCCATTGACAGAGTCAACAGCACCGCCGCCACCCTCGTCAATCTCAATTGTTGCATCTCCATTCTGATTAACACCAAACGAACCCTTGATAACTCCGCCCTGTGTAATCGTTATTACACCCGCTCCAACCGAGGGTATTGTCGGCTTGTTTGATAAATCATTATAAGAACCAGAAGTTGCAACAGCAGCCAAATCCTCTGGTTGAACAGCAAATGCGCCCGCCGTGGCGCCGCTGCGGATTGTAGCCAGGTCTGGAATTATATCTTGTTTTTCATCAAGGGCGTCAGACAAATCGGATAAGCCGCGCTTCAATTCCTGGTCGCGCATAACTGAATCGTCAAACCCGCCTTCAATTTGTTCTGGGTCAATTAAACCAGTTTGGAAATCGCGCAATTGTTCAAACACAGATGTACGGGTTATAACTAATTCCAACCCTTCTTCGACCGCAGATACCAACTGTAAGCCAGATTCATTTACGGTGTAGTCAGTGCCAAACACCAATTCACTCCCGTCCAAAGTAACGGTGAGTTCTGGCGCATCGGTAAATTCATTTTTGTTATACACAAATGGAATAGAATACCTAACGGTTTGGTCCGCTCTGGTTAAATATGTAACCTGTGTTGTTTCTGTGTTTATCATTGCCTGCTCCTAATACAATTTATTGTATCATTTATTTTCTCATTATCAACTTATTTCTTACCGGTCGCTCTCTTCTTTGCATAATTTTCAGAACGACCCCACAGTTGATAAGAACCAATGTTCCGCTCGGTTTCATTATCTGAGAACTGTTTCAGACCGCCAGATATAACGTTATACAAACGTGGAGCGCCCTGTAGCATTCCTGTAAATGTCAGCCCGCGAGTTATAATTCCATCAACATCGCCCTGAGACATATCGTTCAAAGCCTTTCGTGTTTCAGAAATCAAGGACGGACTAAAGGTCGGGTTGTCCATTGTGCCAATTGCGTATTCAATAAACGGCGCAACAAATGTATTGCCAAACGGTGTTATGCCAGCAAGGGATTGTATTGCCTCGTTTATAAGCGACTTGTGCGCTTCATCGCGTTTATTTTCGTCTTCATCCCACAGGTCCATAAAACCAGAACTTATCATGGCAAACACGGAAACCGCCAATATGATTGGGGCAACACGCTTACCAAATTCTTTGGCGTCTATTTCACCACGCGAATACGCCAGCAATGCATCTGTAATCGTCTTCGCCTTTGCCATTGGTTCCTGCGAGAACGCAATAAAGTTAGCCAACAAGCCCTGACGCTGCCACTCTTTCTGGAGGGCGTTCTTCATAGCCTGATTCGAACTAGACTGTGTTTCGTCAATCGTCTTTTGAAGTTCGTTGTTTATTTGGTCTTTCGTTAAACCACGGCGTTCCAATGATTTAACATAACCATACCCGCCAAAGATGTTTGCAAACGCATCTCCGCTTTGCATAAACAGCTTAAGCCCCCAACGATTGCCAACCGAAGTTATTCCGGCAATTGTTCCGGTCAAGTTATACCTATCGTTGTACTTCAAAGCGTTGCGCAAATCTGTTAATACGGATTCACCGCCGGCAATATCTGTGTTAAGTAAATCGTCATACCCTTTGCCAGCAAAACGATTCTTTATAACATCAAATTGCCACATATATTCTATTACTTCCTTCGGGTGCATCAAGGCATACATTGTGTCAGACAGATACTGTGGCGTAGAATCAGCCCTGCCCCAGAACCCAAATATGTTAGCAGCATTCTTAAAGAACGATAACGGATTCCAAGCCAACAGTCCAGTAACCGTAGAGTTGCCAATCTTGTTAAGTGCCCCACTCTTTACATATGGAGTTACATCATTAAACGCTAACTCATTTTCGATGTCGTGACGCAAATTCTGAAGGCCGTCTTCCCCGATAACATCTCGTATGGCACCACGCAATTCAGATGATTGAGTCTTCAGGCGTTCAACCTCGGCCCTTTCTTCTCGTGTACTTGTTGCCGTCAATTCTTTATCTGGTGCCAAGAATATAACATCATTCAAACGCTTAAGTGTTTGGTATCTTCCTGTCAAAGAAGAGGCGAGGCGGCGAATATATTTATCTGCCAGCTCAAGTGCATTCTCGCCAACAAGCGCAGAATTCTTATCGGTACGCGCCATCATTGAATTAATACCTTGTGCTGTTAACCCAGAATAAAACGCGTTCGAAATTGGCGCATAGAACTCTTCGTCAAGACCAATCGTTTTGCCACGGGCGCGCTCTACATCACCCTTAACCGACTGATAGAAACTAAGAATACCATCACCATAAGCTTTTATTTCTGGCGTCAAATATTCGTTCAAGATTCTATCGACTTCGCCTGTCGCGTAACCAGCCTTGGTGCGTTCAAAAATATCATCGCCCTGCATTTTATTTAAATATAAGTCCATAACGACAAACCCGTCTATTGGCTGTTCAAACGCGCCGACATCGGAATTTGGTATTGACCGAACCTTTGCGTTTGTAACCGTTTGCGACAGCTTGCTGTTAAGCGCAATCAAAGAAACATCGTTCGTGCCAGTAGCGTTCTTAATTGAAGACACAAAGCGCGACTGCAAATTACGCAACTTTATTTCATACTTAGACGCATCGCCAACCAAATCGAACAATGATTTAAGCCGTTCGCCGCCGACAGAATTCAATTTATCGGCAAGTGTGCCAACCCAAGGTTTCTTGTATAATTTGTTAAGAAGCTTTGTAACGGAATTCTGCTTTGTGCTTTTAACAATAGACAGCGTATTCGATATATCCTGCGAAAGCGTACGGTCTTTAACCTTGCTTTCCAAAAGCTTACCAGCTTCTGTTTGCTGCGCTGGCGCTTCTGTTTCTGGAACATAAAACGAATCAAGCGTTGGTAACCCAAATGGCGACACCTCGAGGTTTTCAATTGTTTTGCGTTCTCTATATTTATTAAGTATTTCTGCGGCGGCTGGGTCAAATATAACCGCAGACAGCCCGTCAATATCTCCAAAATACATTATTCCAGAAATACCATTATCAGACAAATACTTGCCGGCTGCAGCCTCAAGGTCTGTTCCGGATTGGAAGTTAAAGTTATCCCGTCCGAGCATTGCTCTCATTATAATATTGAATATGTCATCACCAGTTCCATTGTCGTAATAATTTAAATCCGATTTTATACCATCCGCAACTTGCTTATCTGACCACAAATCTGGGTCTCTAGATTGCGTCAACTTATAATATTGCGACAAAAACTTTTCAATTTCTGGACGCAATTCACTCAACTTTTCATCCACCGCTGGTGGCTGTGCGTTTCGTTTTGCCGACTCGTGCAACATTGTGTCGGTATCTGGCGACAAAACTTCAAGCAATTGTCCGAAATCTTTATTTATCTCAAAATTGACATCCACTAGTTGTTCTGTATCGCTGATTCCTTTGCTGAAATTTTTGATATATCGCATAAGCGTACCAGCCTTGTTCATTGCTCTTTCTGAAGCATTTTCGTATTCATCTGGATAAAACCCGTTGTGCAAAAGTGGTTCGCGAGTATACCACAATATATCATCAGCGTCATCATGCCGTGACGCGAATTCATTGTACCACCCCACAAACGCCTTGTGCAATGAAGGGTTGTCCATTACGGACAATCTTCCGTCACGAAATTTAGATGCTTCATAATCCCAATATTTATATACGATATCTATTGGAACTTGATTGTCGCGCAATGCAATATCGTGCCAGTAATGCTTTGCTCTTTTCTTTTCAGTTGTCATATATACACCAACCCTGTGAGCATTGCCGCCCTCACCAGTTCCGGTTTTTATTTTAAATGCATCGAACAAATGCTTCGTCCCGTGCCAACCACGCAACCCTTCAAGGTCTTCAGATTCTGATAGGTCATCAGAAGCCAAGTCGGCTGCTTTCGGCCCAAACATATCTATAACGCTAGCCACCAGCGCATTGTCCTGTGCCGCTTTTGTTGCACGAGCATACAGGGCTTTGTTTTCTGGCGTGGCATTGTTTACATTTTCGCGACCAGCATTTAATGCATCTTTGAAAAGCTTCTGTGTCTTTGCAACGAAATCATCTGGGTCAATTCCAGCAAACATTTCGCGCAACTGTGGCAAGCTCTTTGCAGAAGCAAAACCGTTGATTGCCTCAACCAAGCCAGCCAAGAAATCAGCCGGCAACGCAGAGTCGCTAAGTTCTTTTACGTCTGGCGACATATATTCCTTAAGCGCATTGTTTGTTCGTTCAGTGCCAAACACGTTAACCAAATCGGCGACAAGCTCTTCGTTTTCTTTAATTGCGACCTCAAGCTCGTCTATATAATTCCTTATTGCTTCGTTAAGAACCGTGGCCTTATTCATCCCGTTCAACATCAGGTTAGCAAATGTAAGGAAGTCTGCCGGCGTACCTTCGATACCAGCAGCACGTGCAGCATTTTCAGCCAACGCCCCCATCGCCTGTGCGAAGTTTTCACTCTTGTTTTCTGGCGATGTGTAATTTTTCTTTGTTTGTTTGGCGTCACTTTTGTCTTCAGCCTTTTCAACTTCAATAGCACGCTTCTTACCAAATGCCATTTCAATTGCACGGTAAAATTCATTAAAGAATGCACCGCTTCCCTTAATGCCAACCATCTTTTCCAACAGGTGCCCGCCTATTTCGTGCAATATATTAGAGTGACGCGCAGATATTGTGCGGTCTACATTCGGATTGTCCTTTGGAATTAACGAATCATACGCAGTCGGTTTGGCAGAGCTCGGCATATCAACCGGCAAAACATTATTGCCTATTGTAACACGCGTCACCTTGCCATCAACTGTTGTTGTTGTCCCGTATTCAACACCACCCTTGGGCTGACGTCTAAACGGAGACAGGTCAGGAACCTCAATTTGAGATGGCAACACACCATCATTGTATATTTTCCAGTTGGCGATACCCCTGAATAACGCAGTAATCAAAGCCGCGTCTTCATCTGTAAATGGATTCTTGCTTGTATACTTTCCGTTTTTATTTGCTTTAGCAATCGCTTCCAATACCTTTTGGTCAAGCTTTTTCATTTCGTCTTCAAGAACAACATTTGGGTCAATTGCCTCAAGCCTTTTCTGGAAGTCTTCAATCATTTCACTTGGAATCTTATCCAATTGGCCGGCGATACTGTCCTGTACAAAATTCACCGCATAATCAAAGTTTTCTGGAAGGTACGCAATATTTATCAGTTGGTCCATCTGCTCTTTGGTAAGAATGCCATTCTTTACAGCACCCTCAAGTATTGGACTATATGTATCAACAATGTCAGAAACACGCGCTCTGAAATCTTCTGCTCGTTTGTTGTAATCATCATACCGATTCATCAATGAACGGGTATTAACCGCCCCACCAACAACGCTTCCTAAAAACGCAGAACCAATTTCTATCGCTCGTTCATCCCAGCGCGGGTCGTTAAATACAGACCAATCAAGGTTGTTTGCCGCAAAATTGGTTACGTCCGTCTGCAATGGCTCTGTTATCATTTCGCCAACCATTGTAACAGCATTAGCGGTACGACTTACATTCTTTGTCACGGGGCGCGAGTGATTCAACAAACTCATACGAGCCGCTTTATTTGTCGCAGACTTTAATAAATTACGCTCCGCTTGATACAAACTATTAAACGCAATCTTCCCACCTATTTCTGGCAACGCACCAAGCGCACCGACAACCGACCCTGCGCCTGTAGCCAATACCGCGGCCCTTTTTGCAGGAACGCCATTGGAAACATTTGTTTCATAAACATCATTAAATGCGTCCATCGCCTCTGTTGCGGCAACAGTACCGGTGAGCCACGGTGCCATAACAGATAGTGCTACCGTGCCAGTACCAGAACCAAGCCCCATCGCGACACGAGCCCTGTTTGAGGCGCCCGTTTCATTTTCGTCCGTATACGTCCAATAAAAATTATCTTTTGACCACTGCGCAAAATCATCCATTGCGCTGGCAAACCAAGGATTTAACGAATATACATCTGCAGGTTCTTGGCCTTCGGCTTTTTTCTTGCCGTCACCAACAGAAAACCGTTTAGTCTTATTGTCGTAGTTTATTAATCCTTGTTCCTGTGCGGCACGATAAACTGCGCTGATGTTATCAACAACATCAGACCCTGGGCGCTTCGGAAACAAATGTGGCATGACTGCTTTTAACTGTTCCGGTGCACTAATTTCCTGGCTATCTGTGGCCTCAATCACATTACGACCAAATCGACCAATGGTTTCACCGGCCCAAGGTATAAGATTCCACACGCTACGACCAAATGCCTGTATTAAATTTTCGGTTGGTGGTTCTATTCTGTTGTACCCAACATACCGCAAATCAGGAAGACCCAAAATACTTGTGTCAAATTCCCAGCTCTGTTTGTTTTTTGCTTTAGTGCTGGTTAACATTTCCGCGTTGCCATACATCGTCTTAAACGGAACAACCGGCGCGTATTTGGTTTTATAATACAATGCGCCGTGAGGACCATATTCTGTATTGGCAAGCCGTGTGTTAGACAAATGTCCAGCACCTTTATATGGCGCCACATCTATTGGTTCTGGTTCATTGGCGCTAACATTTGTTCTTATCGCTTGACCAACGCCACCGCTTTGATATGTGCTTTGTTCAGCAGGCATCGCCGGTGTGTTAGCAAGCGGTTCCTTTTCTTCAACCGCTATAGTTGGAACCCTTGGATTAACAACAGGACTTGTCGATAAAATATTTTCAATTTGATTTCTTAAATCATCTTCCATTGTTGCCTACCTTTTTTCACTTTTATTGTATTTGTTAACCGGTCTGTAAGTTTCGTCATCTTCAAAACTGTTAGCACTTGGCCAATCAAAATATCTGTTAATCTTATATGTTCCATCTGCACGTCCATTTAACAAGAAATGAGACAATGACAACGACTCACGCTTCTGGTCTTCTGTTGGGTTCTTTAATTTATAACCACGCAACATATCCAAATATTCTTCTGTAAGGCGCTCTGCGTCTTCTTGTTTCAGCTCTTCGTTAAAAAGGTCCTTCATTATCAACCCTGTCATAAAACGCCTATAAGACTGCGACTGGCGGTCAAGTGTAACATTCGGCATCCCATATCGTTTCGCAAACCATTCTGGCGCATATGCCTGCAGGTTTTCCAACAATGAAGACAAAGTTACAGTGTATTGAGCAACGCTGTTAATTGGTACTTTGTATCCCTGATTTTCAAGCGTCTTTATTTTTTCAGATATTGTGTTCGACATCATCTGCTGAAGGTCTTCCCTTTGAGGATACGTGTCTTCATCTGTCGCTGCCATATATGTTCTTGCAAACAACGAACCAGGGGTGTCGTCCTGCTTTGTAATATATGGCGAATAAGCACGATACCTATTTATTCTGTCAGCACCAAGCTGTGTAGCATAAGCCCAAGATGTCGCATTATCTATTTTGTCGGCACGCTCTATATAATCCATCGCGCGATTATATTGTTCCTGTATTTTGGGATTGTCGCTATCATAAATTATTGGGTTTTGCAAATAGTTCTCTAGCTCTGTAAGCTTTACAATATCCATATCACGAATATCTTTTTTTGAATCTTCTACATTACCGATAAGGCTATCATATGCCAAATCAAAATCACGAAGAATTTTCCCATCCGACGCCGTCTTTGTTCCGGTGTCTTTCGCATATTTCTCGGCGGCACTAACCCAATCAGCCCATTGAGACGGAGAAACATCAGACACATTCATCAAAGAACCATCTTCCTGCTTAACAATCCCCTTTCTTGCCAACGCCAAAAACAGCGATATCTCGTCATCTTTAGGCGCATAAGCTGTACTTTCCCTGGCAAGAGAAGCAACTGCATTTTTTAAATATATAGCGCGCGGGTCTTCTTCTTTTGTTTTCTTTTCTTCTTTAACCTTTAAATCAGCTGTTTCGCCAGCCGCTATACGTTCCATATAGCGCACCATTTCAGTTGGTGTTATTGTAGTATGCCGCATTGGGTCATTCAAATAAGCGCGTGCGCCATTCCAATCGTGTTCCGCAATCAGTTGAGATATTTCATAGTTGTCTAATTCCGAGTGAACCTTGTTCAAAACCTCGTCCATTTCTGCAACGGACAAATAATCTTGTAATTGTCCACGAAGTTTTTCAACAACAAAACTACGACCGTCTGGTCCATACAGACCAAGAGCAGCATTACTTGTTAAGCGCGGTATATCATCAAGCGCTTCTTGTAATATTTGCCCTTTCTTTTTTTCGAACACCTGGTTATTAACCGAAAGCTGCAACGCCTCAAAATAAGTTGGGTTCTCACGATTAAAACGATTAATGGCTGGTTCTGAAAAACCTTCAAATGCTTGATTGTATATGTCATAAGACTCTTGAATCAAGCGGTCATAGTCATCAATTTGTGTAGCCTTTGCCTTGGCAATATTGTCATTTATTTTTGCCTGCGCCAACAAAACATTATCTTTAAGTCTTGCATCATTGTCGTCAGACATCTTCTTTGCGACATCTTCTGCCAATGCTCCAAGCTGAGCAAGCGGCCTAGACAAGTAATCTTCTTCCGCAACAAAGTTGGCCTTGGCCGTTCTTCCGGCACGAAATGGTATTTGATTAGGATGTAATTCTGCCATTTGTTATTCCTTTACCATAACCCCTTATCCCAGCCAGAGATGTATGTTCCGGCTATAGAACTCACCGGGTTTATTAATGTACCCAAGAATGCATTTCCGCGATTCTTTCTATATTGTTTCGCGTTATATTCTTGTACGCGTGCCTGATTTTCTTCCTGAACAATCTCGTTATCATATTTGTATTGTATTGCAGAGATGTCCTTCATTAAATTCAACGCAGAACCAAACACTTGCGACTGTGCAGACGAACCGTAGTTACCACGCGCGACCATCGTTCCGTAACCAGTTGCCATATCCATACGACCCTTGGTCAATTGCTGGTCAATATCCATTGCGCGTTCCCAGCGAGCAAGCCGTTGGTCATAACGAAACTGCTTCGCATTGTATAACGCTTCTTGCTCAGCAACATAATTTTCATTCTGCTTACTAACGCCAGAAACAATGCCGCTTACGACATTTGCCGCTCCGCCAATCATTGTAAAAGTTGTTATCGGGTCTGACATCTCTTTACAACCTCACATACATACGATACATTATATCAGAGTCTTCAGATTTTACAAGCTCTTTTGTATCTGTAAACTTCATAAATTCAATAAATCTTGTGAACACCTTATTGTCCGAAACAGCCAGCGCCAATATTGGCTTACCAGATATTGTCTTTAAATATTCGCGACCAGCCTTAACAACCGTTTTTGTGTACTTAACAAGGTCTCTACGAAACATACAAGCCAATACGCGCCACTCTTTCGTGTTTCCGTTGTCGTCTGGCAACATCATATCCTTGAATCCAGCAAGCGCAACGACCTCACCATCAACAACAAGTTTGGACATTACAGAACCCTTCAACATTTGGTAGTCCGGTTTCCCGGATTCCGTAGCGAATGTTGCTATCTTCTTGTAATCGTCCAAAGTTGCCACTTCAATACTATACATATACGTTGCTTATCATTAACAAGTTAAACGGTTCTGGCGTTTCCGCCTGCAAATTCAATGCGACACCAGTGTCATTTGGATATTTTATATCACACTTCGGGTTCTTTTGCATATAACCACTCGGCGCTGGAAGCTCTATATCGCCTGTAATAAGGTCGTGTGCGGCGTTATATTGCTGCCCGTCACCCGTATCCCAGTTGTTGTATTCGTAATACCGCGAAAAATCGTGACTTGTTCCATATCTGAACGCACCAGATTCGCGTAAACGCACAGTAAACGATGTAGACTTCTGTTGCAGACCCTCTAATTTCTCACCAGTCATCGGGTTTCCATTAAATGTACACACCATTGGTAAGCCTATATCAAAGTGTTGCCAGTGTTTTCTGCTTCTTACAACGCCGTTAGAAGCAATAACGGTCTTATAAAACTCCCCAGTATCACGATTCTTAACGTATACCTCTTTGTTAGCCAGGTCTTCAATTACAATTTGTTCCTGCGGGTCTTCAAAGTCGTATTGGTGACGGTCAATCATATAACCGTTTTCAATATTATCCGACAGTTCCAGCGTATAAACATCGCCGCGCTTGACCAAGAAACACATTCTGGACAACGGGCCTGCGTTACTTGCCGCCAAATCCAATATTTCGCCGTTCAAATTCAAACGATAATACCCAAGCGTCTTGGTGTCCTTAACATAGTTGATAAGATTCACATTATTTGTGCCTGTGTGGAAATAAATGTTGCGGTCTTCGTTGTTCAACGCATCCCAACGCGTAATCTTTTCTTCCAACAGGTGCTGACTCATAATACCAATATCCGTTGGCACGTAATCGTCCGTGGTGTAGTCGTAGCTAATTGAATAAATCTCGTTACTGTGAGCGGCCACAAACAAGTTCAGCTCACGGAACTTTAACGCAGCCACCGGTGCGCCACCAATCGTGGATATTGTCTGAATATTCGCATTAATTGGGGTTATTGGGCCGTTCTTTTCGCCAGAAACATTGTATTCGCCAGAGTAAGAGCCACAATACAAGCGTTCACCAGGCAATACCCAGTTAATGTTATTGTCTGGGTGGCCAGTCATAACGGACACAATAGCATCTGTATCCAAATTTTCGCCAAATGTTTCCGTCCCGAAATCGTTGAAGTCGTCAGACTTAGACAAATTCAACCAACAACCGTAGCCAACTGTTGATACAAAGTACCCAAGGCGGCCCTTGTAGAAGAACACCTGGTTCGGATACCGCTGTTTGTATCCCCACATAGACCACTGATAATATTTCCACGTATAAGAAGACCGTCCACTCTGTAATATTGGAAGCGTTTCGCCGTCAACATTCGCTATAAGATTCTGTTCGTCCTCAACAGATATAATTGTTGCAGTTGCTGTGCCTGAGTGAATATAAGTCCAATCGACCCTTCCGTCGGAAACTGTGCCCGAGGTGTGATTTGGCTGTACAGAACCCGTGGTGCCAGCCGTTTCGGCACGATAATACTTATTATCAGAATATACAATCTGACCAACTGTAACCGACGTGTTTTCAGACCACACGGAAATACCAACATCTGGTTGCAACAAGAACTTTATCTTACGCCCAACAAGGTTCGTGTCCGTATAAACATCGCCATAAACATCTGGTTCAGAAAATTCACCAGTCTGAGTAAAGCCGTCATAGTGGTTGTTTCTATTATACACAACGCCATTAACAGTTGTGGTGCCAACGGTTCCGTTGTTATCTGTGTCTGCCTGAATTATTCTGATTGCATATTCGTCACCAGCCTGGTGACCGTCTGGCATTTCTTCAAAAACAATATTATTACCAACAACCGTTGCGCTGGGATATTGTGTCTTAATAAAATTAAGAATATCGTCAGAGCTCACCGCCTTATAATACAAGTAGTATGTCGTCGTAGTTGGTGTGACTCTAATTGATGATGGCATTTCTGACTCCTACGCTAAATATGATATGCTCTTTGTAGAGCCAGTTGTTCCACTAAACACAACAGTTTCCTCGCCGTTTCTAATACGAATCAACTGAACCGTTGTGGCTCCAAATCCAGTATTAACGCTAGACACATTGTGAATACCAAACACATT